TCGTAGCTAACCCTGAGAGACTGCTAATAATTGCTCCTATCATTATATATCTTCCTTACTTCTCATGTGACAACCAGACGGAAAATGCTCCCGTGATTGCGCCTGTTACAGTTGCAGTTAGTGCTGTGGCCTGTGAAGTCATTGCATCAGGTGGTAAATTCATAAACCAGAATAGCACCTCTATATACATATAGGTCATAACCAGCATCATAATACGTGGCATTATTTTCCAGTGTAGAAATCTTTCCATAGTTATTGTCAATTAACCGCCCCTTTCAATCCATCTATAATCTCTTGTGCAGAAGGTCTACGTTTCTTAAAGTCGTATATACACTCAAAACTCTGAGGGCATTGTCTGTAAGCAGCCCCATACTCATACTTAGGTATCAAAGGCGTTGGGAAGAACGTAGCAGACGATCCGTTAGGTCCACGATACCAGCACTGCTGTACACCCATTATAGCAATACGCTTCCACAACTTACATATGACCATCTTAGGTTCTTTAGCCTCTGATACCCCCACAGTAAAAATTAAGAGTGCCGACAACAATAATGCTTTTACCACGAACCTGTACCTAACCCAATTAAATATACTCCCCCAAACACGACAAGTAAGATACCTAGAGACAAGGCAAACATGCCTAAGTTATTAATCATCTCTTTCTTAGCTTCCATTGCCCTGTAGACAGTCTCTTCACGTTCTTTTCTGATCTGCCTTCTTAACTTAATCATTTCGTCCCAAGTATTAGGACCAAAGCGCATATTCAATAAGAACATCAACTCTTTTTGTTGAGCCGCTAGTTTCTTCTTATGTACGATTATATCAAAGGCTTCCTTCTCTATACTATCACCAGCAGTTAGCTTCTGTATAGTTGAAGGTGTCTTTCTTTGTTGTTCAGCTTTAGCAAGGTCAGAGGCGGCTCCAAACCACTCCCCTAGCTGCCCCATAACGTCTTCTATCTCTCTGCCATGTTGCACTAGCTTCTTAGTCATTGTAAATGCAGCAGTACAGGCTGATATGGCCGTTATGGGGTCTAGCATTAGTCTCTCTCCATTACCTCAAGCATCCTTTCAAGGGACTCTTTAATTCCCTTTATGTTCTCTTCTATTTTACCTAACTGAACGGCTTGGGTAATTGAAGATGTTTCAACAGCCTTAACATCGGCACTTATTCTAACTATAGATGACGAGTTAGCATCTACATCTGCCCTCATCTGTGATATACTCCAAACTATCATTGCAGCTTGTAGTACTAAGGCAAACAACAAACTTGCCGATATATTTTTACCCATTACGAAACAATCTTCTTCCCCCCTAGTCACAGGGGTAGGCTTTCCAGTCTAGCTGAAAATGAGGACCATCCGGGAACTTCTTCCAATCACCACCCCAAACAATCTTAATATCTAATTCCTCTGCTGCCTTCTTCATAGCATCACCAATGGGGTAGAACTCATCCCACTCCCACGACACAGGATAAGGGACAACATCTACTGCATGACCCGTCAGGTGACGAGACTTAAGTGTAGTTGACTTGCCTGTCTTCTTAAGCATACGCTGACGTTCAATGTTACGAACACCCTCAGTTACACTAAAGTCTTTTTCACTAATCTCTAATGCCCTTGTAACAACAGCAACCATATCGGGATGTACCCCAGACAAGTTCTGCTTACTACGTAGTCCTAGTGTGTATCCCATTGGTTGCTCCTTAAGATGGTTTAGTGGGCCATGTGATTGTATTAGGAAATCCTGATTGTGAGGGTACGTCCCTAAGAGAAGACCTATAGGATGCCCACTCAGAGGACAGGGTAAGGTCGCTAGAGGCCATCCAATCAGTTTCAGCTAACTTGATGTCCCTTTCTTCACGAACAGCAACAGCAGCCCTGTCATTGGCTCCATCATCCCATGCTTGTTCTTCTGCGTCACGGGCAGTTTCTTCGGCTGCTGTGAACTGTACTCGTTCACCATTTATATTGTGAAATCTTGCCATAATTAACCCCTATGATTTTTTAATACCGTACATTGTGATTATCCCACTTTCAAAACCGTTCGCATTAAGTTTAAATTGCACTGCATTTACAATCGCAGCCTCTGTCCGACGTGCTACGGCATCCCTTTGAAAGAAAGCGGAGACGCTCTCGGCTGCATCTACATGACTCGTCTTAAAGTGCATATTTGTAAATTTAGATGAGTCACCCGCATTAAATATTTCTAGTGTTCCGCATACACCTTGCGCTTTTTCATTTGTTGTTACTGATCCAAGACCTTCAGCTAAACGAAAAAAAGCAAAACCATCGTCGTTATCTGTTGTAAAAGTTGGGGTAGCAGAGGTAGTGCCGCTTTGCATCAAAGCTGTTTGAGCATAATCGCTGGCACCTGTATCGTAATTTGAACCACCGTCTGAAGATGTGACACCAACCAGATTTCTGAGGTCAGTATCCAACACAACATTTGAAAAATAAAACCGATAGTGATCATAAGTATCTGCGTCAAACCCAGTGAAATTTACAGTAGTATCGCCATCAGAGATAACGGTCCTAGTAATTAGCTCCATTGCACCACCACCACCAGCAGCAGCCCAGCTAATGTCTGTACCATCTGAGGTAAGTACAGTGGCGGCTGCACCCTTAGCTAGTCTTGATGTAACGCCAGAAGCATTACCATAAAGTATAGAACCCCTAGTAATAGCACTAAGCTGATTAATTTCTGTACCTGTAGCGGTTAGTGCGGTAGCACCAATAGTCAACCCCTGAGTAGTAATAGACAACACATTACCAGAGGTTTCATCTATCGTCGCTATCTCTATCCAAGCATTGTTAGCGTCATTCCTAAGCATTAGTTTGTTGTTAGCACTGTCGTACCACCACTGATGCTGTACTGTGGCTAGGCTACCACCAGCTACTGAAGTAGGGTCGTTATCTCCACTAGAGTTAGAAGCTAAGGCCGCATACGCAGCGTTTAAAGCTGTCCTAGTATCAGGGAAACTTTGATTTATTATGGTATTGCCACTAAAAGCATATTGCGACATTATGTTAGTTCCTTTCCGTAGCCCTTAGCTACATAGTCTAGGGTCACTGCATTGGTGCTTGCTGATCCCCCAGTAAAAGTGTTAATAGTAAACCCAGTTCGGGTCTTGTTTGTTATCGTGTACCTGTCACCATTAGTTAAGTTAGCTAGGGATAGACCTATAGCTGGTGTAGCTGCAAAGGGATCATCAAAGGTGATATTAGTTGTTCCTGTAAAGGTTATATCACTGCCAGAAGTAGTCCTATCCTGCATATCTATTGTCGCTGACAAAGCACTTACGACAGGAGTAACATTAGTGTCTGTGGAGGATAATACTAGCCTAAACTCAAAGGCCCTAGCTGTTATGTCAGATACAGAAAATGCTTGCCAATCAGACCAAGTAGGCGTACCTGTAGGATCATCGTCTGTATGCCTTAGCTGAAGGGAAACAGAGGTATCACTAAAGGCGGTAGGATCACCATCAAACAGGGCAACACCATCACCCCTATCATCAAAGTTACCTGTAGCACTATCAAAACTAGCTGTCCTATCAAACCTTGTGCTTGTAAATGAGAAGGTTAGCCTGCTTGTGTACTTTTGCCCTAAGTCAAGATCATTTAGGAAGTAGTATATGCCAGAAGACCCATAACCAGTGAAGTCATCAAAGAGTCCTACAGGGTCTGTGTCTTGACCTCTATCATCAAAGTTACCTGTAGCACTGTCAAACTTAAAACCTTCTGCTAGTTCTAAGTAACCTTCGCTATTAATAGATACCCCAGATTTAACTCCTGCAAAAGAGGGGTTCTCTGTTAGTGTAGCTACAACATTAAGGTCTCCAATACCTATAGAGGTAACGACAAACACAGCGGGGTTTACAGATGAGTTAGACCCACTTGTGGTATCATCTACAGCCTTAATAAAGTATGTACCTACACCAGCATTCTGTAAAGCAAGGGTACTACTACCTACAGGTACTTGTGCTATGTTCTCAGATTCCGAA